GTGATGCTCTGTGAGGCGAACAGCATGGGGCAGCCGCTTATAGATCAGTTGCGAGATGAGGGTTATCGAGTGCGGGGCTTTACAACTACAGCGGTGACAAAAACGCAGATCATCGAATCGCTCTCGCTGGCTTTCGAGCGAGGCGACATAGAAATCATCAACGACCCGGTGCTGGTTGGCGAGCTGCAAGCGTACGAAATGACACGGCTACCCTCCGGCAACTTCCGCTACAGCGCGCCGGAAGGGATGCACGACGATACGGTCATGGCGGCTGCGATAGGTTATCATGGGATCAACAGGTTTGTGCCGCGACATGCTGGGAGTTTTCAAGGATGAACGATATCGAACGCGCGTATACCGAATTGAAGCACAAGACTACGGTCTATACCACTCTCTGGCGTTACTACGAGGGCGATCATCCGCTGGTCTATTCTGCGCAGCGGCTAAAGGCAGTCTTTCACAACCTCGACGCCAGGTTCATCGAGAATTGGTGCGCCGTGGTCGTTGACGCGGTGGCCGACCGTATCAATTTGACCGGTTTCGCAGTCGCAGATAATGAAAAGGCTACCGGCCAATTGAATCATGCTTTTGCCCGAACCGAATTGGGCCTAGATAGCGATGATGCGCACCTCGCAGCGTTCGTGTGTGGTGAGGGCTACATTATTGTGTGGCCGAATGACAAAGGAGAGCCGGACGCTTACTACAATGATCCGCGCCAGTGCATGATTCACTATGATTCTGACAATCCTCGCGTGCCGCTGTACGCGGCCAAATGGTGGCTGACGGATGACGACCGCTACCGTATGACGCTCTACTACCCCGAGCGGCTTGAATACTATGAGACCGCTGCTAAGGCGATTGATGTTTACGAGTACACGGCATTTAAGCCGATGGAGACGCCAGCCGCCGCCAATCCATTTGGCGTCGTGCCGGTCTTTCACCTGAGGCGCAGTGGACGGGCTATACAGAGCGAGCTTGCCAACGCGATTCCGCTACAGAATGCAGTCAATAAGCTGCTGAGCGACATGATGGTCGCTGCTGAGTTCGGAGCTTTCCGGCAGCGCTACGTGATCAGTAATATGGATCTCGGGGCGCTCAAGAACGCGCCCAACGAAATCTGGACGATCCCGGCCAACGACGGCCAGGGCGAGGGCACTCAGGTTGGCGAGTTCGGGCAGGCTGATTTGGGCATGTACTTGTCAGCAATTGACAAGCTGGCCAGCGCAATCGCGATCATCACACGCACGCCGAAGCATTACCTATTCCAGCAGGGGGGCGATCCATCGGGCGAGGCGCTTATTGCTATGGAGGCTCCCCTTGTCCGCAAGGCTGGCCGCTACTTGGAGCGCTTTACCGCGACCTGGCGTCGCATTGGGGCTTTTCTGTTGCAACTGCAAGGCGTTACAGTGGCGCCGGAGTCTATCACGCCACTATTCGATGTTGTCGAAACGGTGAACCCACGCATGGCTGCGGAGGTCGGGTTGCTGAAAAACCAGGCGGGGGTGAGCAAACAACAGATACAACGCGAGCTAGGTTATTCGGATGAGCAAATCGCGGCTATGCAGGTGGAAACTGACGCCAGCAGCGCCATGATGGGCGAGCAGCTTCTGACAGCGTTTGATCGAGGCGTCTAGTGGACAGACCAGGGCGTCCAGGGCTAGTCCTGGCCATTGCCCAGCGGCATCGTGATGCATTGTTGCGCATGGAGCGGAGTGCGTCCAGCGAGATGGTGCGGGCCTACGGTGGCATCTGGCAGCGGCTACGCGGCGAGATCGAGGGTCTGCTTTCGCAGCACGCCGGGACTGAGGGCGCGGATGCCGAAACCAGTCTCAATTGGCTATTACAGCGTCGTCGGCTGGAGACCCTGCTGCAACAGACTGAGCGGGAGTTTTTGCGGTTTGCGCCGACGGCAGACCAGCGCATCCAGCGCGGGCAACGAGCGGCGATTGAGCTATCGCAACAGAGCGCACAGGCAATGATCATGGCGCAGGCAGCCGGTCTGAGTGTTGAATGGAACCGCTTGCCTACCGAGATGGTCGAGACATTGGTAGGCACCATGGCCAACGGATCGCCGCTGCGCAGTCTCCTGGACAAGCTGGGGCCGGATGCGAGCGCTAGGGTCCGCAAGGGTATGGTCGAGGGCATGGCGCTGGGACAGAACCCGCGCGATGTGACGCGACGGATTCGTCAGGAGCTGGGAGGCAATCTGGCGAACCTCCTGACGATTAATCGTACTGAGATGCTGCGAGCGGCGCGTGAGGCAACGCGGCAGTCGTACAAGGAAAACAGCGACATTGTGGAGGGGTGGAAGTGGCTGGCTGCCAAGCAAGGTCGTACTTGTGCTATGTGCCTGGCGATGGACGGTACGACACATGATCTCGATGAGATACTGGATGACCATCCTAATGGCCGGTGTTCCATGGTAGGAACAGTCAAGGGCGCGCCGGAAGTCCAGTGGCAACCAACGGGCCAGAAGTGGTTTGCGCAACAGGATGAGGCAACGCAGCGCAAGGTGTTGGGCCCTCCGGCTTTTCAGGCTTATCAAGCTGGGGCCGTCAAGCTGTCGGATTTCGTGGGGCAGCGGCAATCGAAAGCCTGGGGTACGACGCGGTATGCTAAAAGCCTTTCAGAGATTCTAGGCGACGACGCGGGGCAGTTCTACGCACGGCAGCCAAAGGCGCCGACGGGGCCAACGCGCCCAGTCACAGGGCAAGAGCTAGAGCTGACTGCTGAGATTGAGGAAACGAAAACGGCATACAAGGCGGCGCTTGATGCTGGGCAGCAAAACGAAGCCAATGCCATGAAGGGCTACATGGAGTCGCTGGAGCAAGGGCTCCAAGAGGAGCGGGGGATGAACGAGGCGCTGTGGAATGAGTTTGAGATAGCGCCCGACCAGGCGACCGAGGCTCAATGGGAGCAATTGGCGGTGACGCTAGATCGTGAGGGACGCGACCTCTATACCCGGTATACCAAGGAGGGCATAGAGCTCGATGTTATGATAAGGCGTGGGGCCAAGGACAGTGGCTATATGGGCGTGGGTGGCGAAATAGTACGGATCAAGCAAGGCCGATTCAGTAGGCGCGAGGGCCAACGGATGCGGGGCGACCTATGGCAACAGGCAAAGGAATCTTTGCGAGAGATGCAGGGCGACCTCCTAGAGCGGGCGGGGTTCAATCCGTCAGAGATAGCGCAGAGTAACTTTGAGCAACGTACCAGGCTCTTGCAGGAGCTGGGGCAGAAGGACGTATTCACCACTAAGGCGGGCAAGCCTAGCAAGATTGATCTAGTTTCTGCCGAATCTCGCGGGCGCGTAACGGAAGCTATAGATCACGACTTGGCTGCTACGTGTGGGGTCTCGGGGCTAGATCCGCTCAATATGCCCACGCTGGACGCTTACAAAAAGATGGAGTTGGCAGATCGTATTCGGAGCATGAAGCTAACCGATGTGGCTGGCGAAGAGTGGGTTCACGTAGACTTCGATGACTGGGGGCTGTAGTGGCTAATGCACGTGACAAGCAATCGGTAGACCAGGTGATTGCGGCAATTGTCAAGCTATTGTACGAGGTTGGGGCCATGGGGTGGCCGATGCAAGACAAGGGCGCTCTCTTGGCGGCTATCAAGTTACAATTAGCAGAACGCAAGATCGTACAAGGAGCGAAAGATGAGACGTAACATTTCTTGCTTTCCGAGGTGCAAGAGACACCTTTTCTTGCATTCTGCTGCAATCCGTGATATACTAGCGGTATAGATCAAGTTATCCAGCGAGATGCTGGCCAAATGGGGCGAGATGCCCCAGGAGAATGAACGAGATGTTCACACCACGACGATTTGGGCGTTTCTATTGGGCACCGGACGGCGCAGGCGGCGCAGCGGGCGGCGATACGGATGCTGGAGGCGGCGGGGGAGATCCCCAAGACCCGAAGCAACAAGATCCCAAGCCGCAGAGCCAGAGCGCTCCGACTTATGCAACATTGTACGAGTCGCTGGACGAGGCCCAACGGGGGCTGATAGATCAGCACCTCACGGGCCTCAAAAACACGGTACAGGCGACGCGAACAGAGCGAGATGATCTTTCGCAGCGACTAGCCGATATTACCAAGACATTGGGCAAAGACCCCGCTGAGGCCAAGCGGCTCCTGGACGAGATGTCTGGAAGTCTGGAAAAGGCTAACCGGCGCACTGCCTTTGTCGAGGAAGCGATTCGGCCCGAGATCGGATGCGCGAACCCGAGGGCTGCCTGGGCGTTGGCTCAGGCGGACGATCTCTTTGACCGGCGCGGTAATCCAAACTGGACGGCGATCAAAGAGGCAGCGCCGGAGCTCTTCCGAGTCGTTGCGCCAGCGGGCAACGCGGGCTCGGGAACCGGAAACGACGCCGGTGCTGGCAAGCCAAGCATGGATGATTTCATCCGTGCAAAAGCAGGTATCAGAACATAGGAGGCCATAAATGCCTTACAATGCAGTGATTGGACGATCCGATGTGGCGGGGATCATCCCCGTCGAGTACTCTTACGAGTTCATCAAGGCCGTGCCCGAGGCATCACACGTGATGCGGCTGGCGCGGCGACTACGTGACATGACGGTCTATGAAGAGCGGCTGCCGGTGATGAGCGCGCTGGCCACGGCCTACTTTGTGGACGGCGACACAGAGCTGGTACAGGCGACCGAGGTCAACTGGGAAAACAAGTACATTTACGCCAAGGATCTGGCGGTCATCGTGCCGATCCCGCGCAATGTGCTAAACGACTCCAAGATTCCGCTCTGGGCGCAAGTGCGTCCCGAGTGCGCGACGGCACTTGGCGTGGCTATCGACAATGCGGTGCTCTATGGCACCAACAAGCCCGCTGCTTGGCCCGATGCTATCGTCACGGGCGCGGCTAGTGCCAGCCACGACGTGAGCCTAGCCGCTCATGCCGATATCTATGCGGCGCTCTTGGACGAGGACGGCGTGTTTTCCCTGGTTGAGCAGGACGGCTTCGGCGTTACTGGCTCGATTGCGCACTTGTCGATGAAAGGCAAGCTGCGCGGTTGCCGTGATTCCGAAGGGCAGCCGATCTTTACCAAAGATCCCGCTGTCGCAGCGCAGTACAACCTCGATGGCACCCCGATCTATTTCCCGACCAACGGGGCGGGCAACAGCACCTACTCGCCGATTTCGGGCGACTGGTCGCAGTTGGTCTACTCGATGCGTCAGGATATCGAGTTCGAGGTCTACACCGAGGGTATCATCCAGGATGCAGGCGGTAACATCATCTACAACCTGATGCAGCAGCGTATGGCCGCGATTATGGTTGTGATGCGGCTGGGCTTTGCCCTCCCGAACCCGATCAATCGGGTCAATGAGACGGCAGCGACGCGGTATCCGTTCGCCTACCTGACGGCATAGTAATCGCCTGGGCTGGGCTCTAGCGAGTCAAAACAGCAGGCAAAGGAGAATTGAACATGAGTCTCTATCCGCGAATGATCACGGAGTATCTGGCTACATTGGCGATCCCCCGAGGGCCGGACTCTAAGATTTATCTAGTCGACACCGAAGAGGGCGACGACGACGCGCTTGGGGATCGTTGGACCAAGCCTCTCAAAACCCTAGAGGCTGCCGAGGACAAGTGCGTTGGCGACCAGCATGACACGGTGCTGTTTTTGGCAAGGGACACGGCAGACGGCCCGACGGCGTCAATCGCATGGGACAAGGACTACACGCACCTGATCGGTCTCGGACCCACGCTGTATGGGGTCGGCCAGCGGTGTCGCGTTGTTATGGCTGCGGCTACTGCCGCGACGCCAGTAATCACGTTCTCCGGGAACGGCTGCATCGTCAAGAACATGCAGTTCAACCAGGAGAAAGTGGCTGGCGCCGCATCTGGGGTAGCAATCGTGACTGGGCAACGGTGCTTTTTCGAGAATGTGTTCTTCATGGTCCCGGCGGCCACAGATGCTGCATCCTACTCACTCAAGCTATCGGGCGGGGAGAACGTGTTCCTCCGTTGCAGCATCGGTCAGACCACGACCGTGCGCACAGGCGCTTCGTACGGGCTGTGGATGTACAAGGGCGCTGGAGACAATCAGCGCAACAAGTTCGTCAAGTGTGAGTTCAAGAGCTGGGCGACGGCGGGAACCCATGTACTAGTTTACGTGGATGTCGACATCAACAACGAGTGTTGGACCCAGCAGTTCGAGGATTGCTTGTTCCAGAACCTCAACGGCGGCGCTGATCTGGCCCAGGCTATCGACGACAACTGTACTGCAACACACCAGATTCTGCTGAGAGGGCATAACTGTTTTGCAGGATGCACCGCAATTGCAGACGACCTGGTCGACATCCTGGCTGCTGATTGGGCCACTGCTTACCACGGCGGCCTAATGGCAACTGCGGTCTAGAGTTGCGACAAATGAAAGGCTAAG